GTTGTATTCATCCGGGGCAATGTAGATTTGTTACTTTGTGCCGGTGCCGTGGTCGGTGCCGTTTCCGGGTCGGTTATCGACGCTTTCCCTTCTTGAACTCTCCGCAAATACATAATTTTTTCTTTGTAGCGGGCGTATCTCAATCCGTCTGCATCCTGCTGATTATTTTTTGACATTAAATTCCAAATAGCGATATCAATACAGCATTCCAGAAGTGCTCCTGTCCACGACGTGATATCTTCAATCGCTTTCCGGTCAATCATATAACCCTTGACTTCGGAAATCGCTTTATTGATTTGTACATAGACACGGGAATTGGGAGCCGTATTTTTATTGGTATCGTTATCCGTTAGAAAAGCGGTATAGGCGGTAGTATCTGTTTTATCCTGTACCCATGACAATAATAACCCACTAGGTAGTGAGTCGTTAATATTTGTCAGAGTAACAGGAGGTAAAGCCATTCACTTTTATTCGCTTTCATCGATAATGACTATTTCGATATTCGGATTTTTTTCTAATCGTTCCAATGCAACCTTTGTAAAATCTAGCGGGTCAATCTTTTTCCCTGCTTTTAATTGCAGGATATTTTCAAAGGTGAAATTATTCTTGACCTTCAAAACTTTCTTTTTGCTAGGGTCAACCACCCGGACATATCCATCTTTGATGAACTGTGCGCGTGGATTACCACCCCGTTCGTCTTTCTCCGGTATTTCATTGATAGGAAATGGTTCGCCGGGTTGATATAATTTTTTATTATGATTAATAACGACATCGGCATAATATTCAAGCGTTTTCTTTGTTTTTTCTGCTGCCATAATTACCTCATGAAAAAGATTAACCGGGGAATCGCAGGGGATGAGTCTTTTGATTTCCCCGGCCGGGATTAAATTTATTTAAGGTCTATACCAAAGTTGAGCTTGTCCGGATTGATAACTATAATTTCCATTTGCATCTGTAACCACAATCCAAACGCCTTCTACTGGAAAATAAGGAATCAAATTACCACTGGAATTTTTCAAAAAAGGTCTTAATGTAATCGCTAACGGGTCTGCACTGGTTCCATTATTAATCGCATCTACATTCACAGATGAAATTGTAAAACTATCGATGATATGAGCAATTCTACTCGCGATAGTTACTTCTCCATATGTTTTTGCATCATAGAGAGTATATTTAATTGCCGTTGTCACCGAGGAACCGGCATTGATGGTAAATAATCGCAATCCATAATATTTGACAATGGGAGCTTTCCCTGAGGTCGTTGAATTCCCCAAAAATTGCCCGGTTGTAATATTCAACAGGGTAATATTGAAAGTAGACATATTCATATATGCCAACCCCGTTACCGGGTCCGGTTGTGTAGGCACAGTCAAACCAAACGAGGAAACGACAGAAAGAATGGCAACCACAGTTATCAGGTATAAAATCTTCAAAGTTTTCATATTTTAAATTAGCTCCTTTTATTTAATTGACTAATGCTGCGTTAATACAATTTTGGAATAAATACCCTGCCGCAGGTAGTGGTACTTTCACATCCAAATATTGACCACTGCGAACAAAGGTTGTTTTCACCGGTTGTTCATACCAGGTATCCGCAACCATTCCACCGGAACGGAATGTCATACCTAATGTGGGTCGTTTTCCATCAGGGCTGGCGATTGCACCCGGATCGATATAGGCTAATACCATATTATTTCCCCAGATAAATTTCCGAGTCTGGGTAGCTTGTGCGTAATTATTGAATGTAGCCACTGATTTACCGATATAAATATTTTCGATTGCAAAAATAGTTTTTGCCTGTTCTTCGCTGACTTGTTGACGGCCTTGATTGAAAAACATATTTTGTAAAGCCGGATGAAATTTCAAAACAGACCAAACGGATTGAGCAATAATAAGGCTGTTGGGTTCAAACCCGGTCGCTTTTAAAATAACTTGCCGTGCCGCTTCCACGTAAGGGCGGGGGTCCGCATTACCATTGGAATAATTATTAAATTGATTGGCAGCAGAAATAGTTTCATATTGTGTCAATGTCCCGGAATCGCAATAGAGAGCGGCCACTTTCGCTTCATGATTTAATAAAATCTGGTCGGTAACTGAAGTAGTGCCGAATCGATCCAAATCAACACCCGTTTGATTTCTCCGTCTATCTTCATCGGTAATTGGAAATTCTAATGAATCTTCCGAGCAATTAAATTGATACCATCTGATTTGCCGTCCAATTTGGTTGGCTCTTGTGCCCGGTGAACGGTTGGCAGAAGCAATTTGAAAAATAAAATTATCATCAAATATCGGGAATTGACCGGATAATAAAGCTCCACCATCACCGGCTAAACCTACGGGGACCATCGGGCAAACTTTTTCTCCAATTAAATTATCATTTTTTACTCCAAGGGCATGACCGGTTAATATCGGGTCTTGTGTTTGTATTCCAAAAGTCGGTGCTGGCATAAGTTATTAATTCTCCTTTAAATCAGTTTATGTTCCCCAGTGATGAATATTTACAAGAATAGCAATTCTGTCTCCGGCAGCCGCCGCAGGTTCAAGCGTTTGACCAATAACCCAATTTCCGGCAGTCGCTGTGGTAACTTGTGTTCCAGATGAATACATAACGTAAACCCCAACTGTAAGTGCACCGGCGGCATAAACATAAGCTCCGCCGCCGTTGCAAGCGATAACGGCTTCGTCACCCGCTGCACCGGCAGCCGCGGGTCCGGCAGCTTTAATCAAATCCCATAATACACCTACGGGAATATCGGAGGCAGCTGCTAAAACTGTGATTGCAAATTGACCCGCCCAACCTCTTGATGGAGCAGTAGGTCGAGTCGTAATTTTCATACCACAACCCATATATCCAGTAGTCGGAGTTACAATAACCGCTCCGGCGGAATTGGTTAAATCAATAGCGGCAATTGATGAACGTAAAACGGGAGGCGGTACGCTTACTCCGGTTTGTAAATTGTCGAAAACAGTTGTCATAATTTATTAGGCTCCTTTAGAAACGAATTCAACAACATTATTCCAGTTGGCTTTATATTCACTGGGTTTTAAATTTCTTTTACGGAATTCNGCAACTACTTTATCAAATAATGCTTTNGATTCCGGGGAAGTATTTTTATTCGGGATAGCAGTTTGATAACCGGCTTCAATCATATCCGCATATTCATGAACTTTTTCCAGTTCGCCTTCCATTTCCGTTTTTCCAAACGGGATTAAAGCATTTTTTGGAATCAAATTGACAAATTCCTGAATACTGGCAAACAGGGGTTTCTTCCCATACATAATTTCAGCGATCGGTTGAATGATTTCTTTTTTCGCCCCCGCTTCCACTTTCTGATTTACATATTCAGTAATTTTGGGTTCAATATCTACAAATTCTGTGACTTCCTGAATAGAAGATGACCGGTAGAGAATCGCTTCCAACATATTTTTCATGGGGATTGTTAAACAACCGGATTCTTTTTTACCTTTGCAATATTCGGCAATAGCAGATTGGTTGGATTGTCTTTCCTGCGTTGCCTTATATTCGGAAACGGCTTTCTCAGCGGCTTCTTTTTCAATTTTCTTTTTTTCTTCCGGTGTCATAGAATCTCCTTCTGACATATAGCAAATAATAGGATGATTTTCGGAATAGGATTTAATTTCCATTCCGTGCATGGCGGGTGAATCAATACTTAATCCAGCGGCGTGATGAAATCTTTTTGAAAAAGAGGCAACTCCTGGTGAAATATAACGGACTCTTTTTTCTTCAATCCAACGCTTCATATCATTGGTTAAATTATGAACACGGGCATAAACAGATGTGCCTTCTTTTTTAAGGGTCATGGGTTTTATCCAGCCGTGTATTTTATCCGGTTCTTCGATATANCGTCCGGTGTCGGGGTCTTTTTTGGGATGACCTAATGTAAATGGGATTTCTGTATCACCGTTTCTTGAATAAGAAATTGAATTATCTACAAATACTTGCAAATCGGATTCGGATACATCCCCTTCAGGATATTTGCCCGCTTCTGCAATTTTAACAAGTAACTCTTTGGAATTTTCATCATAGGTTATACAATCCGAATATTGAATCACTTTATTTTCCGGTTCCTTGGTTTTAATTCCCAGTATGGTATTGACTAATTTCCCGATAAAAGAAATTTCTTTGCCATGGGTTTCTTTTTCATGGAATTCAATTACCTGGTCGATATTGTCTGCAAACTGGGAGACGTAATTTTCTGCATCCTTGACCGACATCCCTGTTTCTTTGAAATATTCTTTTGCGCAATGTGCTTTGGCTTCTTTATCATTCATTCCTTCGCCGGTTTTCTTCATCACGCATTGTTTATATTTTTCAGGCATAAAATAAAAAAACCGGATTAACTTATCATTAATCCGGTTTCGCATTCCCTTTTCGTTTTGGCTGATACTAAATTTAACATTGTGTAAATAGTTATAAAACCAAAACCTTATAATGTCAATAGTCAAGGTTGTCAATTAGTCAACCTTGAAAGTGGTAGGAGTCCGGGAGTTTCCTTTAGAAATAATTTTAATTTGTTGTTTTTTTATAAGTGATTTTAAGGCACGGTTCACATTGGATTGATCCAGATTTAAGAATTCTACAATTTCTGATTGATAACATTTTACAATTCCTTCAGTCGCTAAAATATCCAGAAATGCTTTGATAAAAATTTCATTCCGGGAATATCCATCCACTATCATTTGAACATCCACCGGGAGGGTCTGGCTCATACAATCGCTTCCTGATTTACAAATTTTACATCCCGAAATCCTTCATCTGGTTCTACATTCGGGGGATTGCCTACAGGGTACATTTGATTCAACCATCCGTTTCTATCTGCTTCAAATCGGGATATGGTTTGAATACTACAACGCTCATTAAACCCGTTCGGTGTCCACCAGCGTTTCCAAACTGGTGCATCTTTTCTTGCCACAAATCCCGCCATTGCCAAATGATTTAGTCGATTTCTTCCATCACCGGATTTCCCACCGACTGTGAGATAACGATAACCCCAGACAAAATCGGCTACATCGGGGTCGTTGGTTTCTTCATACAATCCCTGAGAATATGCACTCGATGAATTGGTTCTAAATATCGTTTCAATTTGATGCGGTGCTCTCGGTGTTAATCCGGTGGATTGTTCGATTTCCTGAAATCTGGTTTTGAATTGTGCGAAGGTTTCACCGGATTCAAAAGAAGTTTGAAAAGAATTTTTTAATCGTTCTATCGTGTTTGTATCGGTGACATCGGCTACCGTAAAAGCATATGCCCGTTCCCGTTTTGCCAGTTCCATAAATTTATCTTTTGGCATGGGGATTTTATTTTGAATGACAATCTCCGCCGCCGATGTACCCAACCCTGATTCCATGACATTCTTAATTAAACTATTTCGGGTAATCGGATGGATCAGGGAAGTCGGAGCGATTAATAATTTCTGTAATAATTTTTCCTTGCTGGATAAGGCTTTATTCCCCGGGAAATCTTCTTTAAGTATATGTGCTGTTACCTGTTCCTTGATTATATAATCAATATCCCCGTTGGATTTTTTAATCTTCCAAGCGGGTAATGAATTCTTTCCGGCTTTGATATTTCCCTCTCCAACTATTTGACCGCTAATTAATCCATCGGCAACTACGTCTCCTTTTTTCGGTTCCCGTTTTGCAAATTCAGAAACCGGATAACTGCTGAACCGGAATCCTTTTTTATTTAAATCGTAAACTAAATCGGCTCTACCCAGTAAATTCATAATCAATCGAAAGTTACCTATTAATTTGGAGATGCTATCCAGCTCATCGGGATTGAATAATTTATGTTGATTTAGAAATTCTATAGCATCATTGTGGTTTGTTTTTTTTTAAGCTCGTCAATCAATCGGCTTAATGCCTTACCGGATATTTTGGAATAATCGTCAATCGCCATTTGTTCAATTTCTTCCAGAGAATATCTCTTTGCAAATTCCTTTACTAATTCTGGATTGGAAAATTCTGATTCGGACGGATTTCCAAAACCGGAAACGCCAAATTGTTTCTTCGGGATAACTGCTTCCCCGGCGGATGGTTTCGGGACTCCTAATTTCTTATATGTCCAATCTTCGGGTAAATCCACCAATTCATTCGCTGCATTTAATTCTTCTGCAATCTTTTTGGTATCCTCTTCTTTTTCATGCTTGATATCGAAATGCGGGTATCCTTCCTGCGGACCAAAATTAATATCCACAAGGAACCGGACCAACTGCCAGTTAATCGCCGTTTCAATATTTTTACAATATCCTTGGATAATCGGGTCGGTGACTTCAAATTGCAAAGTTTCATCCCGTGCTTGGCTCCCAACATTCTTAGAACTGCTGGTTCCTTCCTGTCCCAAAATACAATAAATAATCTGGCTATCGCAATATTCAATTGCCTGTTTATATCCATCGGTTGAGCCGGTTCGGGTAGCTTCCAATAATCTTATTTTGGTATCATCGGGAATAACGATGGAAGATTCGGTTTGAATTGTTTGTAAAATATTTAATAACTCATCGATTTCAGGTTGACCTAGGCCTCTCGCATATTCACCCAAAGCAGTCGGTTGACCGAACTTATCCAGGAAGGTTGCCCAAAATTTTATAATTTCTTTTTTAATCCACCACCACCAGAATATCTTGTTACCCAATGGATTTCCATAAGGGTTATCATTGCGGGGATCAAACCGGAAATGAATAAATTTATTTTTGGGTACATATTCCCCCGGTATCATATTTTGACGGGTCATCATTTTCATTTCATTTTCCATTGTGAAACCGAACCGTCTTTGATGACGCATGAGAATATCGTAAACGCCCACCATATTATCAACTCGTGGATGTTCCAAATCCCCGGAATAAACAATTTCCTGAATACAATACCCCTTTAAAATCCCATCCAGCATTTCATGAATTTTATCATCTATGGAGGGAATTTCATTCAACAAAACATCCTCTGCAAAATCGGCAATCATGGAATCTTTGGGGGTAACATCCTGATTTTTCTTTTGAAATGGAGTGACCAGTTTGGGATAAGAAGTGATTTTGTTTTTAATCTGGTTGAGTGCTCCCCATACTTTCGGGTCGGTTTCAATATCGTTGAAAATATCGATTTGCTTCCCGTCAGAATGAAACGTAACAATGAAATCCGGGTTGGGACTCCACATATCCGGGGGAGCCAGCCAATAACGAAATGGATTATCTTTTACGGGGGCAACGACTTTGTAAATGGGTCTATCGAGAATCTTCCCGCTGGGACCGTATAGTTTAACAATCGGCATGGCTAATAATTTATTCTAACCGGAATGATTTGTCAATTTAAAACCCTTTTAGTTTTTTCTGGGTTATCCGTTGTTCCCCGGTCGCTTTGAATTGCGGGATGGATGCATCCTGTGCAAAAGTCAGCATTAATCCCTCATGACAATCCGGGGAATGAAACCCCAATTTTTTTAAATCTGCTTTGGATATAAAAAACAATACCTCATCTCCAATGACTTTAAATTTAGAAGCATAAAGTAATTCTTTCCACCCGGGATGTTGAATTAATTTACCGCCTTTTTTTAACCATTTGATTTCTTTTTCAGTCGCCTCCGCTTTCAATGAATCGTATTTCATGACGTGTTGTGACCGTCTATCTTTTTCATGAGTTTCAATTTCTTTATTTTTCTCTTCCCGTTTTTTTTCCGACATGGAACCGATATTGATACCAGTTGCAAAGAATCGTAACGGGGGATTATGCAAGTAGGATAACAGGGCATGATTATTTACAATATCCAGAAAACAATTCGAGGGAAGTATTTCATATTCACGGGCATAATTAATTATTTTATTTGCAAATACAATCTCATCCGATAGTCTCTCTATAAATAATATTTTTGATGAATAATCATCCCGGTAAACAATCGTTGAATAATCCCCGCCGGAAGCCTGGTCAATTCCCAATCTTCGGCGGGTCCGTTCGGCCTGCGGTACAAACTGGGATTCTGAAATATAAAATGATTCCAGCATTTCTAAGGTTATGGCTTGTTGATATCCCAATCTGTCATACGCCTCTTCAGGAGGAAATAAATTATTGAATAAAATATCGAATAATAATTCATCCTTCGCCATTTCGATTATCTCATCGTCATATCCATGATACCCAGCGATTCTATCGGTTATACTATCGCGGTAATTAATTCTGATTTGATACCAACGGGGATCGATACTATGCCGGTATAAATGATTCCGGTAAAAAGGATTTCCTAGTTTAATTATTTGAGTCCGTTCTTTTTTCTTTCCGGCAATCATACGGAATATCGTTGACCAAGTTTGGTCCGTAACCATAGCACCTTCGTCCAGGATCACAACTTCCCCGCCTTTTCCCATAGCCGATTCAATCGATGAATTAATCCGGGAAGATTGAACAGACAGGGTTTCAATCGCTCCCCGTTTTTTAAAATTCAAATTCCATTTGCTGCGATTGCGCCGTAAACGGTCATAGGTTTCATGCGGGTCTAATTCCAGTTGATAGGCAAGGATGGGACAATCAACAATAAATTCCCGGATATAGGACATGATAATATCGGCTTTGTTATTCGAGGGTGCAACGATAATAAATTTATAATCCGAGGAGGGGGCTTTTAATGCGATAGCGCTTCCGGTGGTAAGCGATTTTCCATCCTGTGTGCAAGCAATACAAGTTACAAACCGGTGAATTTTAAATACAATTTCGTTCCAAAGTTCTTCATAACGTGGCGGGATAATGAGCGGGCTTCCGTCTACCTTGAAATAGATTTGAGTTAAATCGGAAAGTTTTCTCATTCATTATTTTTTGAATTTTCTGAAATCAATTTCATTAATTCTTTATGCTGTTGTTCTACTTCAGCGATATGCGGGAGTTTTACATCCGCCTGTATTTTGGTAGGAGCCAGCTTGTCCATGATTTTATTAAAACAGGTTTCACTACTTAGAAACCGAAATAAAATAACCTGTTTTCCGGTGAGCTTATCTTCTTTGGTAATCAATCCTTTTTTTATTTTTTCCTGAATCTCCAAATATTTTTCAATGGAGATATCCATATCGGGGATAGTTTCCAGCCAGCGGTAGAAATCTTTTTCAACACGGGCAGTTTTTCTTCCGGTCCCTTTACCATTGTGACCCTTCGCGTATTGATTTCCTGGAGGTCCGCCTTTTCCTGCCATTGGTAGTTATCTTCCTTTAACTTTATATTTCACAATTTTATAACATAACCAGTTTCCATAAATAGTATTATATACCAATCTTTGCCAATCTTTCGGGACTCTATGATACCAGCGGAATAAAACGGGGTTTCCGGTTTTGAATTTAAATCTTCCAGACATATTCTTTCCCGTTGCGTTTTAATTTGTTGTTGCCGGTAAATTTGATATAGCGTTTGATAATGACGTCACAGTAGAAAGGTTTAATTTCCATGCCATAGCAAATGCGATTGAGTTGTTCGCAGGCAATGAGGGTTGTTCCTCCCCCTAAAAATGGGTCATAAATACCATTATCCTTAATTGAATAACAATTCATAGCTGTTACTGGTAATTTTACTGGATAGGGTGCAAGGTGTTCCTTCTCCTTATTATTTGCGGTAGATATTTCCCAAACATTAGTTAATGGAATATCAACCCCTAATTCAAATACTGGAAACTCTCCCCCCGGTTTTTGAAATACTAATAATGGCTCAAATGAAAAACCAGGATAATATTTATTATGTTTTTTCTGATGTGATAATCTTATACCTGTCATGCCTTGTTTTTTCCAAATAATAGAATCAATATAAATAAAACCTTCATCCTCAATTATTATAGAATGATGAGCAGATATATGACGATGATTCGGCGAATCATCACCCACATTCCAAAATAAAATAGCACCATTTTTTGAATTGTGAAAAATAACTGAAAATGCTTTTTTCATATCTTTAAGATAATTTTGAAAATTATTCCATTGAGAGTAACTACGCTGATTCCAATATGGCGGACTTGAAATAGTCATATCCGCTTTCTTCCCGTCCATCAACCTCTCGACATCCTCCCGCTTGGTAGAATCCCCACAAAGCAACCTATGCCTTCCCAGTTCCCATAAATCCCCTGTCTTACAGATAATATTTTTCTCGTCAATCGGAGGCGGTTCATCCTCGATAATATTTGGAGTAGTAGGAAATTGCTCTTCGAGAGTCCGGGGTGAATCAAACCCCAGATTAATATTTGACCAGTTGACCTTGAAAGCATCCATGATATTAAAAAGATTATCCGAATCATTGGCATAATGGGAATTTAATTTCTTGCTGATGGTCAGGGCTTCATCTTTATCCTGCGGGCAATGCACCACACACCAGAGAGAATCATAATCATGAGTCCCGGTATCCTTGATAATTTTCTGAATGGCTTTCAGGCAATGATTCCCGCCCAAGATGGAATAGTCAGAAACTTCTTTCTGATCCGGGCAGCCGATGGAAACATGTATCGGGGATAAGGAACCGGATTCTTTCAAAGATTCAATCAGTTGCAGGAATTTATCTTTTTTAATTTCCCGGGTTTCCTTATTCCATTTCCATTCGATTAATTTATTGATCGGGATTTGTAGGAATTTCATTTAATTACATTCCAAT